TGGTAACTTGTCAACTTTCATTCCACAGTGTATAATGGTGATAACTAAAATTTATTATTGAGAAAAACTAAAGATGCAATTAATGATAATGAAAAAAACAAAAAAAAAGTCTGAACACTATGTGAACAATAAGGACTTTTATGCTGCTTTGGTTGAGTACAGACATAAAGTAAATCATGCAAAAGATAATAGCTTACCAAAACCAAAGGTCAGCAATTATATTGGCGATTGTTTTTTGAGAATTGCAAATCATCTAGCATATAAACCAAACTTTGTCAATTATATGTTTAAGGATGAAATGATTTGTGATGGTGTAGAGAACTGCATTCAATACATAGACAATTATGATATCAGTAGAACTAATCCATTTGCATACTTCACACAGATTGTGTACTATGCATTCCTAAGAAGAATTGCTAAAGAAAAAAAGCAGTTAGAAATAAAATCTAAAATCATTGAAAAGTCCAGCTTTGATCAAGTATTCACTGCAGATACTTCTGATCTTGGTGGAGATTATTCTGATATGAATGGAATCAAAGACAATATTAATTATAGATTTTCATGACTCTTGTAGCTATTATTACAGATACTCATTTCAATTTTAAAAGGGGAAATAAAATCTTTCATGAATATTTTGAAAGATTTTATAATAATGTATTTTTCCCTACATTAAGAAAATTAAATATTGATACCATAGTTCATATGGGTGATATTTTTGATAATAGAAAGACTACAGATTATTGGAGTATTGAGTGGACAAAAAAGACAATCTTAGATCCACTAAAAGATTACAAGGTCCACTTGACTGTGGGGAACCATGATATCTTTTATAAGAATACTACCAATTTAAACAGTCCAATCTTATTGATGGATGGATATGATAATATTAACATTTACACTAAACCAAAAACAGTTAATGTAGATGGCACTGACATATTATTTTTGCCTTGGATAACCCCAGAGAGTGAACAAGATTCCCTGAATGCCATCAGAGAGACCCCTGCAAGGGTTGTTATGGGTCATCTAGAGTTGAATGACTTCTATCCCCAGAGAGGTCATCCACAGGTCAATGGGAGGGACAAGAAGGTATTTGATAAATTTGATAGGGTATTCTCTGGACACTATCATACTAGAAGTGATGATGGTAAAATTTTCTATATTGGAAATCCATATGAGATGTACTGGTCAGATTATAATGACAAAAGAGGATTTGCTATTTTTGACACAGAAACTTATGAATTGAAATATATTGATAATCCCTATAAAATGTTCAGAGTAATAAATTATATGGATGATGCTCTGTATGATTTACAAGACTATGAAAATTGTATAGTAAAACTTATAGTTAAAGAGAAAAAAGATAAAATTAAGTATGAAAAGTTTCTAGATTTCTTGTTGGAACAAAACATACAAGATTTAAAAATTATAGAAGAAGTTTCTATCAATGAAAATTTTGATGCTGAAGATGAAGTTAAAAATGAAGACACATTATCACTACTGAAAAAGTATGTTGATGAATCTGAAATTGAGTTAAATAAAAGTAGAATCAAACAAATTTTAACTTCAATTTATCAAGAATCATTTCAACTAGTGTAATGTATATACTTACTGCATCTGAAGGACCACAAGAGGGAGCATATGCCATATCTAATCAATATGGCGAAAATGTTCTGTTTATTTTTGAAGAAGAAGATGATGCAGAAAGATATCTTGAAATGTTGAATATATTGAATTATCCTGGAATGGAAATAACAGAAGTATCTAAAGAAGTAGCAGTTATGGCATGTGAGCACTTGGGATATCAGTATGTTATAATTACCTCCAATGACATTGTAGTTCCTCCTGATTATGTTAAAATTTCTAAAAATAAAATATAAAAATTTTCTATCCTCAGGTAATTATTGGACTGAAATAAATTTTATAAAAAATACATCCACCCTAATCATTGGAAAGAATGGAGCAGGTAAGAGTACATTTTTGGATGCTCTTACCTTTGTTTTGTTTAATAAACCATTCAGAAGAATTAATAAGAATCAACTTGCCAATTCTGTAAATGAGAAAGATTGTGTAGTTGAAATTGAATTTGAGATTGGACCTAACAAGTGGAAAGTTATAAGAGGGATCAAACCTACTATTTTTGAGATCTATCAAAATGGTGATTTATTGAATCAAAGTTCCTCTGCAAATGATCAGCAAAAGTGGTTAGAGCAAACTGTACTCAAACTCAATTATAAATCATTTACTCAAATTGTAGTTCTTGGGTCTAGTAATTTTATTCCATTTATGCAACTTTCTTCCCAGCATAGAAGGGAAGTTGTTGAAGATCTTTTGTCTATAAAAGTATTCTCTTCAATGAATGATATTGCTAAGGTCAATATCAAATCTCTAAGGGATGAAGTAAAGGAACTTCAATATAAAAAAGAAAATGCTCAAGATAAAATCAATACTCAAAATAATTTTATCTTAGAATTGGAAAAAAGAAATGCAGAAGACATAGAAGAAAAGAATAAAAAATTAGATGATCTTATAGATAAGAAAAAATCAATAACAGATTTAAATGAATCTCTATTGACTTATATTAAAGATAAAACTAAAGATCTTGATCAAGTATCATCTTCAAAAACAAAGCTAAAAAAATTAGATACTATAAAAGTAAAATTACTTCAGAAGGTATCAATGATTTCTGAAGAGCAAGATTTTTTTAATGGCAATGTGGTTTGCCCAACCTGCACTCAAGATCTAGATGAAAGATTTAGATTAAATAAGATAGCAGACATTGAAGATAAAAAAACTGAATTAAAGTCTGCTTGTGAAGAACTTGAAAAAACAATTCAAGATGAAAAACAAAATGAAACAAAATTCTTAGAAATTTCAGAGGAGATTACTAAACTCAACAATGAAATCAATACTAACAATGTTAAAGTATCTGAATTTGAAAGGCAATACAGAGACCTTCAACAAGAAGTTCAAAAACTTGTCTCCAGAAACACAAAAATTGATTCTGAATATGAAAAGTTAAACAATTTCAAAGCAAGTTTTGATGAAGTTGTAGTGGATATTTCATCAAAGAAAGAAGAACTTTTAAATTACGAATTCATTCATCTTTTACTTAAAGATGATGGAGCAAAGTCAAAAATCATAAAAAAATATTTGCCCCTAATCAATAAAAATCTAAACAAGTATTTGGAAATATTTGAGTTTCCAATCAACTTTACTTTAGATCAGGAGTTTAATGAAAAGGCACTAAACCCAATTTATGAGGATTTCTCATATGCATCTTTTAGTGAAGGTGAGAAAATGAGAATAGATCTATCATTACTTTTTACATGGAGAGAAATTGCTAAAGTTAAAAACTCAATCAATACAAATCTTCTAATTTTGGATGAAGTATTTGACAGTTCTTTGGATGATTATGGGACTGATAACTTTACCAAAATTATCAAATATATTATTAATAAATCTAATGTGTTTTTGATATCCCATAAAACTGATGAATTGGTGGATAAATTTGATTCTATAATTAAGTTTGAAAAGGTAAAAGGATTCAGTATGATGGTTGACTCAGACTGAATACAGTGGTATCATGATTATTGACAAATATAAATTTTGTTATGAATGATTTTGAAAAATTAAAATCTGAGGGTTGGGAAATGACTGATGATGGGTTTTGGTTCAAAGATTCAAATGTTTTTGATGTGATTACTGGAATGGAAGAAAAAACAAACAACAATGGATTTTGGAAATATAATGAGGACAAAATCCTCAAACAACTAGAAGAGTATATTGCTAGCACTTATAATCAACACTATGTGGACAGGACTAGTGGTGGAACTGAGCAAACACTAGATAAAATCAAACACAATCGTCGTGAAGGATTTTGTGCAGGTAATGTTACAAAATATATTGATAGGTATGATACTAAGGGAACACCACGAGCAGACTTGTTCAAAGTTCTCCACTACACTATTCTTTTGATTAATCACCTTAATCTTGTTGAGCAAAAATGAAACTTTCTGATAACACCATTACTATTCTGAAAAACTTCTCTTCAATTAATCAATCTATTTTGATTAAAGAGGGTTCTACAATTAAAACTATGTCCATCCTGAAAAACATCTATTCAGTGGCAGATGTTGAGGAAGAATTCCCAAAGGACTTTGCAATTTATGATCTGAATGAGTTTCTAAATGGTCTTGGACTTCACCAAGATCCTGATATTGATTTCTCCAATGATTCTCACCTAGTGATCAGAGAAGGTAAGCGTAAGGTCAAATATTTCTTTGCTGACCCTGATGTAATTGTATCTCCTCCAGATAAGGATATTGATCTTCCAACTCAAGATGTGTGTTTCCAACTTGAGCATTCTCAGTTGGATAAACTTAAAAAAGCATCTGCAGTTTATAAACTTCCAGATCTTTCTGTTATTGGTGAATCTGGAGTAATTCGCCTTCTTGTTCGTGACAAGAATAATGATACTTCCAATGAATATTCTTTGGTTGTTGGTGAGACTGATGTAGAATTTGTGTTTAATTTCAAGGAAGAAAATATTAAAATTATTCCTGGATCTTATGATGTTGTGATCTCAAAAAAACTTTCTGCTAAGTTTACTAACCAGAAGTATAATTTGAAGTATTTTATTGCTCTTGAACCAGACTCAACCTTTGGTTGATTGAACCTTTATTAAATTTTATTATGAGAGAACAGTTTTTGTGGGTAGAGAAGTATCGTCCAAAGAAAATTGAAGAATGTATTTTACCAGCAGACATTAAGAAAACATTTCAGGACTTTGTAGATAAAGGAGAAGTGCCAAATCTTTTGCTTGCTGGTCCTGCAGGATGTGGAAAAACTACAGTAGCAAAAGCATTATGTGAAGAATTAGGAGCAGATTATTATGTCATCAATGGATCAGACGAAGGTAGATTTCTTGATACTGTCAGGAATCAAGCAAAGAACTTTGCTTCGACCGTATCACTTCAAGCAACTGGAAAACACAAAGTCATCATTATTGATGAGGCAGACAATACCACCACAGATGTACAACTCCTACTTAGGGCTAATATTGAGACGTTCTATAAAAACTGTAGATTCATCTTTACCTGCAACTATAAGAACAAGATCATTGAACCTCTCCATTCCAGATGTGCAGTTGTTGAGTTCAGCATCAAAGGAAAAGAAAAAGCAAAACTTGCAGGAGATTTCTTCAAGCGTCTCGGGACTATTCTTGAGGAAGAGGGTGTTGAATCTGAGCAAAAGGTTCTTGCACAAATTATCAACAGTCATTTCCCAGACTGGAGGAGAGTCCTGAATGAGTGTCAAAGATATTCTGTAAGTG